TCGTCAGTAGCTCCGTCAGCAAATGTCTCGGAAAGGATTGCCACAACCTCTTCGCTTGATGCATCCTCGAATACGGTTGCAAGAATGGCCACAACTTCTTCTTCGGTTGCATCCTCGAATATCGTTGAAAGGACTTCAGCTACTTCTTCCGCCGTAGCGTCAATCAGCGCTTCTCCTATTATTTCCGCTATTTCATCAGGTGAAGCATCAACTGGAATCTCGTCAATTGCATCTTGGTTTTCTTCAGCTTCAGCACTAGGCTCATCTAGTGGACCTGATTCTGTTTCCGTTTCTTCTTCTGATGGCAGTGTTTCATCTGACGGCTCTGGCAGGGTCTCTTCTATTTCTATTTCTTCAATCGGCATCGGTTCCGTGGCTGGCGTGGTGTCTTCTGGGATTGTGGGCTCTGGCTCAGGCGCTACGGGAGCGATTATTGCCACTGGCTGTGTGGTCGTTGTCGATTCTTCCGGTGCTGGCGCTACTGAACTCGTAGTTGTTGTACTGGTAGGAGCCCCCACTTGAACCGAAACGGTATTTGAATTAACCGAATATTTACCGAACGTATCGTTGTCTGAACGAATATGGAATATCCAGGTGGTTCCGCTCGGCATCAAACTTTCAAGCAATGAATAATCAATCGTGTAAGTGGTATTCAAAGCATTTGCATCGCCAACATTCCCAGTAGCTACGCCCCAACCGTTTTGCCCTTCTGTATTTAAACCGATGGCATAGCGTTCTGGAAGGTACCCACCTGTTGTCGGAGTACTCCATGAGAGAACGATAGATGTTCCTGTATCTGTCGCTGTCAAATTACTTGGAGCACCGATGGTATCTGGGAATGTATTTAGGCTTTGTGTGAAAACAGTGTTGGATGTATAAGGACGCGCAGTTCCTTCGGCATTGGCTGTCCCATTCCATTGGTAGTAACGAATCCAAACTCCGTTTGCGTCCCATGAGTTATTAGAAACGGTTGCCCAGTTTTGGTTCTTCTGACCATTGTTATAGGTGTCATCAAGATAAATGGCGATGCCATTACTTGTAAATGTGTTCCCATCAATTAAACGCAGGTTTGTACCCATGTTTGCTGTTGTGCCAATCCAAGCATTATGATAAACACCTATTCCATTGTTTGAGAATGACGAATCAAGCACTTGGCTTCTATTCCAGCCCTTAATGTTTGCTGCGTATGAGTTATTGGTAAATGTTGAATTTTCAACTTTTGTAAATCTTTCGCTATTAATTCCAAAATTATTGTTGTCAAACACGCAGTTATCAACATATGTTCTGTTTTGGAACAAAGAATCTTGTTGACCCTCCCATGTGGTTACTCCTGCGGCAAGGGAGGGGGTTGAGCCATGGTCTGCTGAGATACCAACATTTAGGTAGTCAAAAGTAGAGTTTGCATAAGTAGCAACGGTTCCACCCTCTTTATTGAATACAGCACTTCCTCCAGACATTCCCGTGAAACGAACATTGTTTGCAGAAACTGTTCCTTTGGTGTTAAAGATAAGCCCACCGTCTCCATTGGGACCCTGCTTTAGAGTCATGTCTGAGATAGTCAATGAATTACCTTGACCAACATAAAAAGGTCTGTAAGCATTATTGCCATCGATGATTGTGTTGGTTCTGCCATTACCGGTAATTGTTAGTGACCCAACAATGGCTGGAAGTGATGAGGTTATGTTTATAGTCCCATCTACGTCAAAAGTGATTGAGTCATAGATTCCACCTACCGTCGAATTCGCCTGAGCAATCGCCCAACGAAGCGTTCCGCTTGAAGTCGTATCATCGAGGCTCGTAACTACCAAAGACGTTGGAGCAGGTGGAAGAGTAGTTGTAGTCGTACTGGTAGTAGAAGTGGTAGTAGCAGGGCTTGTTGTAGTTGGAGCAACCGTCGGAGCAGTCTCGTTATTCGGCTCGACTCCGCCGAATGTTGTGCAGGTTCCAGAAACGCAACGCTCTGTTGAACCAGCCTCGCTGTCCACCATCAGCACCGGAGAAAGAGAGGTGTCTCCAAGATTAAAAACAGCAAAACCAAGTTTGTATGTTCCAGTTATATCCACCTCGTACGTAGATGTCTGCCAACCAGTAGCACCAAATGAATTTGTTGAATAGTCACCAGTTCCTGGGTTGGTGAATCCAAGAAGAGCATATGACTGCACATAGTTATTCACTGTTATGACTGGAGTCCCAGTAACGGCTACTGGCACAAGCGCTGTTACAGAACCGTCGTTATAAGGCACATAATCAGTTCCTAGATAGTTCCATGACATTGTGTAGGTCTCGCCAGCGGTTAGTTCTACTTCTCTAGTAATCCATGCCGCATTGGTTGGAGTGGGGCTGCCAAATCCAGATGCATTCCTGTCCGCTGTCAACTGTGCTTGTATTTCTGTTTGCGGAACACCAGACAGTCCGAGTGCAGCCATTGCATCAGAGAATGTAATTTGTCCTACTGGTTGCAGGGCGACTGCCTTTGCTGCATTGTTTGGCCCGAATGTCCAGCTTCCAGCAGCAACGGCTGATGCGTAATAAGGGCTAGACGGGTCGTTTCCCACTGCCTGATGTGAACCATGGGTAAATGTCCTTGAACCAGTAAATATGGTTACGCCGGTTCCGTTGCCCGTGATGGTTGCACCTAAGGTTCCTGTCTGAGCTCCCTTTTCCCAACCCGTAAAGGTTCCATCTTCAAATCCGGCATCGGGGAAAGTGGCTGCTTGGATAGGTGCAGAAAAACCAAAAATCGAGATAAGCAAAAAAAACACAGACGGCACAGCCATGATGGCTGCAGGCTTATTTATGCGGTTACGCCTACGGAACATTTGGCCTCCAGAAAAAATACCTCTAATTCTAGCATTTTTTGGAGTTTAAATATAAGTAAACAATTTTAAATAGCTCTGTCTGCAATATTCCTTTGCTCAACAGCCACTAGCTTACCTTCATGCTTTGCCTGCACATCTTTTCTAACCCAAGTCATTCCGTATGTTGTGTCAAGATTCTCAGCGCCTTCTCTACGCAGTAACCTCTCGGCCATAGATTGGAATGTCGGGTCGTCACTTAAATTTAAGTATGAATTGTGCGACCATGGCAAATCATAGAATGCCGGAGCATTTACTAAAAGTGCACCAGCAGTATTCCAGTGCTCTTCTACTCTTGGCTCTTCATTGATAATTGGACCAGACAAGCAGTATGCAGGAACATCTACGCCAACTAAAGGCCTATTTATTTCTAGCATTTTCTCAATAGCGTTGCTATCAAGAGACATATCTGAATCTATGTACAGAACAGCAGAGTAATTGACTACTCCATAATTCAATTCAGTACAATCTTCTCCCCAGTGGTGACCGCTTGTAACCCTATTTCTTTGGGCAAATTCTCTAATTAAATTTCTGCCAGTCTCTATTCGAATCCATCTATTTCCTGAATCAACCTTTGCTTGCATATCATTTATTGAGTATGTCCAGTAATCTCCGTTTACTTCACGTAGGGCTTCAATGACTTCGGCAAAAGGCTCTATCCCTCTATTGTCAATTTCGAACGCAGAAAACCATTTTACGTTTGGGAACTTACGGCATATTTCGACTCTGTCTGATAGCCAGTTCAAATGCTCCTTGGCATCACACTTCCAAGCAACTAGTGGCGTTCCAATTACAAAATGCTTTTCGTAATCAATTGGCTTGAATACTGGCCCATCAGGCGTCTTGATTTGTTGCTTATTTAGTACGCCAACAAAGTCTGAACATACACCCGAAAATCTTGACTTCCAATTTGAATCAATTTCCCACCATGAACGCTCTGGCAGAACATTTATACATTTATTCGACGTTGATTTTTTCCCAGGATACGCCCAAACATAACCCCTACTTGTAATCGTGTAATCGTCTGTATTGTGAAAAAAACAATGTAATTCATAATGCAAAGAAAAGCTAAGTGCCTCTGGATTTTTGCAATGAATCCATATCTGATTAGTCCTGTCAATTAGCCATTCTTTTGGCACTTGATATTGAGGGCCATCATGACCAAGGAATAGACCAGACTCATTAACCCACAAATCAACTTCTACATCAAAACCATCTGCAATTGCTTTCTCTACATAGTCTGGACGATTCTCGAGTTCAGGCTTTGGTCCTGCTGTATTGCCTCGGTGAGATATGTAAATCACTTTTCAACCTGAACCCATATCCAGTTTTTATGATTATCCCCTGGTCCAGTTGGTCTTATGTCAGACATGTAATTGGTGAATCCTATTTTCCCGACAAGGTCATCAAATAATGTCTGCTCATCTTCGATGCTCACATCGGAATGACCGTTTGTGCTGCCAGCGTCGTAATTGTTGTCGTAATACCCAGCTGTAGGTATTTGTCCTTTTCCGCCATACCCCATCTGGAAACAAAGTTTTCCGCCCGGCTTGAGGACTCTATAAATATCCTTGAGAATATTAAATCTAATTTCATGCACGCAGATGTGCTGAAAGCAAATAACAGCAAAAACAACGTCATAAGTATCGTCAGCAATAGCCGAAAGGTTGTCGCCACTTGTTACATAAAGATTAGGCTCAGCAATATTATTTGCTTTGATATTCAGTCTTGCCTTCTCGATGTTTATGTGCGAAATGTCTATTCCGTCAACACGTTCAAAACGATTAGAAAACTTCACTAGATTACGTCCAGGACCACACCCGTATTCAAGGGCGACAAGACTGTTTGTCTCAAAACCTTTGAATAGGAATTCGTCGTAATCAGACCAGTTATTATGGGCATCGTAAGAGCCAACAACAGGGTCCCTGAAATCAAGAGACCACTTCGACGCATACTCGTCGTAATAAGAGTTCTGCATGTCTAGGTAGTCTTTTTTGCTTTTGCTCATTTTGAGTTCTCCAAGTAATAGTTGAGGTCTTCTGGTGTCCCAATTCCCCACATCTTTGGGACTTCCTTAATCCGAATCTTTTTGCCGTCTTGAATGGCTTCATTAAATACTGGGCAAACATAGAACTCATTATTTGTTCTGATGTCTTTTTCAATCATCTGGTTGGCGTATTTAACATAGTCGGAGCCGTGCTTCCAGTAATAGATTCCAACTGTTGCATTATCTGAGATTGGGTTCTTCTCTGCAACTTCAGAAACAAACCCATCTTCGCCCAACTTTGCATAAGACCATTTTGGGTGAGTTGCTTTAAACGTGAGTATTCCACCATCAATGTCTTCTGAACTAAATGCATAAAGACACTCATTACTATTCCAATCAACAACCTGGTCTGAGTTTGCCATGAGTAATGGTTCATCATTGTCAATCAACCCAGAAGCAAGAAGGGTCGTACAAGCAGCACCTTCTGTCATTCCGTCAACTAGAACGATGTCGCAGCCAGGCTTTATAAGTCCAAGAACCTGCTTTAAGTTGTACTTCTCGTAGTGTTCCTTTTGAACTAGAAAGATAAAGTGAGCGTCGATATTAAGGTTCTCAACGACAACCTGAATCATTGGCTTTCCATTCACCTCGATTAGTGGTTTTGGAAATGTGTATCCTGCTTGAGCAAATCGTGAACCAGCTCCAGCCATTGGTATTAAAACGTTCATCTTTTCATTCCTCCATGCAACAGGTCTTTTTCCTCTGGTCTCTATTTCGTCAACAAAACGCATCAGTCTTTCTTTGTTCAAGTCTTCTGCGTTCTTGATTGCGTGGAGGTTGGCTCCGGAACTCAGCGCGCCTTCTCTTCCAATATGAGAATCTTCAATAATTATAGTGTTTGCTGGCGTCGCATCAAGGGAAACAATGCATTGCCAGTACATCTCTGGGTGCGGCTTGTGGTGCTTCACGTCCTCGTTGCTCATGATGTACCCAACGTATTTCAACACGCCAATGGCATCAAGGGCGGTGATTACGGTTTCACGGATTGCGTTGCTGGCTACAGCAATCTTCCAGCCTCGCTCCCGTAATGTCTGCATGATGTCTATTGCTACATAGTTTTTGGGGAACTCAGACAGGATTCTCAGAGTTGCTACTTGCTTGTCTTCCCAAATCTGCTGATGCTTGGACTCGGGTAACCCCTTGTCTTGAGTGAGCATCTTCAGTTTTGTTGTAGTGCCAAGTCCGTCGTATCTGGAAAGGTGTTCGTCACGAGTAATGATGTACTTGGGGTCAACTCTACTAAGAGCGATGTTCAGGGAGTCATAGTGGACATCGCGCGATTCAATAAGAACGCCGTCAAGGTCAAAGATGACAAGAAAGTTACTTTTCATTTGGATTTGGCCCAGCGTGGCGGTGCCACTTATTGTGGCGAACAATGCTTTTACCGTTGCATTTCATTGCGTATTTATTACGAACACGCATTGACCATTCGACGTCTTCTTCTTCGTTCCATCCGCGAGATTCGTCTAATGGTTCCTCAATCATCACATGTTTTTTAATCATGAAAAACCCACCAGATATATACATGTATTGAGTCTGCGTCCAGTCGTTGTAGTCAAGCGACCATGCGCGACCGTGTCCAGGCTTATCCCACAGAGACCAGTCCATTGGGTTCCTTGCACCGGTGATTAAATACTGAGGGCAAGAGCATATTTCCCAATCTGTTCCGAACGTCTTAAATTCTTCGTACCATCTTGAGTCAAAGATATGGTAGTCATGCATTAAAACTATGTTCTCGTATTTTGCGTTTTGAACAAGAACATTCTTTTTACGAGTAATCCATCGTGGTTTTATTGATTCATCAAAATCAATCTTGACTATGTCTCCACCTTCAATTCCGCTGGAATCACCGCCACCAACGAGCAGTATTTCATACTCTGGAATTGCGAGAGCACGAATGCTTTCGACTATTTCTCGGAGTCTTTCCTTATCCTCGTATACGGTTATTACGCCGAAAGTCCAAGCAATATCTTGCATAAAACACTTAAATCTTCTCTAGGATGACACGCATTGTTGCGTCCCAGTCGTCACCACGTTTGTCCATTGTGAAATTTTGTAGCATTTCAAGGTTATGCCAAACTTCATCTCTTCTGAGTTGCGTTTGACGTAATTCATCCAAGTGATAAACCCAGTCGTCTGGGGTGTATGCAACACGACCAATTCCCTGGTCGGCAAGAATTTTGTACTCTGGTGAATATGAAGAAATAAAAGGAACGCCAGCAGCAGCGTATTCAAGGCCTTTAATAAATGATTTTGCATGATTGAAAGGAACGTTGTTCAGTGGGACCATTCCGATATCGATTGGGTCAAATAGTTTTGGATAAGACATAATCGGAACTAATGGAAGTGTTCTTGTTATGTTGTCCGGTATCCCAAGTTGCCTGTTTGCTGGAATAGCTCCACCCTCAGTATGCCCAGAGTGGTGAAATCCAATTTTTCTGTCTACCAAGTATCTTCCAAGGAAAGGAGAGAGTGTTTCCAGGTCACCTGAACGCCATGGGGTTGCTCCAACCCATCCAAGTCTGAGTCGATGGTTGGTTCGTGGTGTGCGTGGCTTCCATCGCTCAATGTCAATTCCGTTTCTGACCATAAAGACATTTTCTCTTTTTGCTGCGTAGTAATCAAAAAGGAATGGAGTCGATGTAACTACGGCGTCAGCCTGCATTATTATCTGAGCGTAAATATCCCTGTTATTATCCGGGTTGGTTTTAGGGTCTGTTGCTTGATATGCACGATTTGTGACAGCCAGACCGTCAAACCAGTCGTCAACATCGACAACTATCTTTTGCCCCATCTTTTGGGCTAAAGGCATCGCCTCTAAAACTTCGCGCTGCATGAGGAGCTTGAAAACAATAATGTCCCAACCATGGACAGCTTTATCGCCCGGCACCACCATTCCGAATCCACGCTGAGGATTAAAGCCAGGAAAACCCACAGTTGCGAACCATCCACGCTTGTTTAATTGGTCAGCTGGCAACTTACACCTATACCACGCACAACCGTTTGGCTGAAGCGGGTCAGTTCCCCAAGCCCAGTCGCTTGTCAAGTAACCGATTGTTGGTTTTCGTCTTTTGGGAGCCACGAAAAGACATTAGCACGGTCAATAAAGACCATAAAGACAGATGTGGTAAATTGGTTATATCGAAAAGTTGGGAGACAACATGGAAAGTAAGTTCCTGAAAGACACAGCAGAGAGAGCTGTCAGAACATTTTTGCAAGCCTACTTGGCAGCATGGGTTGCTACCGGTTCAGATTTCGACGGCCTCGTAGCTTCAGACAACCTCAAAGTCGGAGTGACTGCGGTAGCCCTGTCAATCGCAATGGCTATGGGTCTTAAGAAAGTCGGCCCAAACAAGGATTCAGCTTCAGCTATTTAGTGATATCTGCTCGTAGCAGACTGTTTCCTAATCTACAATCTTTGAGGTGTCTGGTTAGGAGAGCGCGCCCATGATTGCTGGTGTTTACAACATAACTTGCGAGCAAGGCTCGTCATTTTTGCGCATCATAGAACTAGAGCAACCCGACCTTGCCGCCGACCCAACAGGTCAAACCTATGAGGACTTTGACCTATCTAATTACACCGCAAGAATGCAGGTAAGAAGAACCGTTGAATCCGCCTCCGCGATAGTCACATTGACAACCGAAAACCTTGGTTTAGAAATTAATCCAACTGGTGACACTATTAACTTGATAAAGATGTCAATGGATGCTTCGGTTACGGCATCAATTAACAGTAGCGGAGTTTACGACCTTGAAATAATTGACGCTGCAGGCTTTGTCTCCAAAGTAATCAAGGGTGCATTCACCCTAATCCCAGAGGTTACTCGATGAGCAATGTCCCTAATCAGGTAAACATCCGCGAGGACACTCCGAATAACGTAATAGTAAATCAAGACGCACAGAATCAAGTAGTTGTCCGTTTTGCTGGAGCTGGCTCGTCAAACACAAGAAGACACATCCATGCGCAAGGAACTGCGTCTACAACATGGACCATTACCCACAACCTCGGAGGCAAGCCTTCTGTTACCATTGTGGATTCTGCAGATACCGTCGTCGTGGGTGAGGTAACATATAACAGTAATTCTGAAGTAGAAGTGAACTTCACGTCTGCTTTTTCTGGATTTGCCTATCTGACGTAAGGCGGACAAAATGGCTCAAAAATTTGTAACAAATATTGACCTTAATCAAAATCAACTGATTAAGGGTACCTTCGAGGTACTTGCAAGCGACCCGAACACAAACCTGTTCGATGGTCGTTTGATTTTCAATAGCACCGAAGGAACAATCAAGGTCTACGACGCCACTGCTTCGGCATGGCGAAAGATGATTACTGGTGTTTCATCTACTGGAGACCAGTCAAGCGCCTTAACAATCAACGAGTCAAATGGCGCAATCAGCATTACAGCTAACCTAGCAACTTCTGCAAGTGCTGGTTTGATGTCGGCTTCAGACTTTAGCAAATTGGCGGATGCCACTTCTGAGGCAACTGCAAGCAAGCTTGTTATTCGCGATGGAAGTAGCCAAGCAAAATTTGGCACGCCAACAGACGCGGCACATGCTGCAACCAAGGGATATGTTGATGCGGCCCGCTCTGGCCTTGACGTCAAACAGTCGGTTCGTGCTGCCACGACAGCAACCGTAAACCTGTCAACCGACGTTGATGATGGAAGTGTAATCGACGGCGTAACACTTGC